ATGACCCGAGGACTTCCCCGGACCCTTGCCCGCGCCGCTGCCCGCGAGGCCGGCCTTGCGCCGCCCAAGCTCGGCCTCAAGGCCGTGACCAGCGGGCAGGGCGGTTCCTACCGCACCGTCTTCACCTTCGCCGGCATGCAGGTGCCGGTAACCGATGCGCTCGCCTATGCGAGCCAGAAGATTTTCGATTTCACCGACGGCAAGGTGCGCATCAAGGGCGGAACGGCCAGGCTGCAGTTCGCGGTGCTGACCACGCGCGCTTCCACCATCAACGACAACGCCGCGCTCACCTGGTCGCTGGGCTCCGCCGCGGCGTCGAGCGCCACGCTCGCCGGCACCATGGTCAATGTGCTGGCCTCCACCGCCCGCACGCTGGACGGCACGGGCGCCGCGCTGTCTTCCGCCTCCACCGCCGACATTGCCGCCGCCTTGACGCTCGACGGCACGGCGACGCCGGTCGACCTCTATCTTAACCTGGCCTTCGCCACCGGCACGGATATCGACGCCGATGGCACGATCGCGGTGACCGGCACGATCACGCTGCTGTGGGAGAACTGGGGCGATAACGCGTAGGCGCTGACGCTCTCCCTTCTACCCTTGTGGGAGAAGGTGGCCGAGCGAAGCTCGGTCGGATGAGGGGTGCTCCAGCTTGGCGCATACTTCGATCCAAATCACCAACCTCTCATTCCTTCCAACACCCCTCATCCGTCTCGGCGCTGCGCGCCGATCCACCTTCTCCCACAGGGGGAGAAGGAGAAGAAAGGAACACATCTCATGACAGATCTGGCAGAGGCCGGGTCCGTGGCTTCGCGGCCGGCGGGCAACCTGGCGACGCCTCCGGCTTCCGGGGACAACGGGTCCGCCCCGGCGGCCGGCAGAAGTTGGTTTGACGGTCTTTCCGAAGGCAACCGCAAGCTCGCTGAAGCCAAGGGCTGGACCAAGGCCGAAAGCCTCGACCGGGTTTTCACATCCTATGCGGAACTGGAGCGCCAGCAGGGCGAAAGCCTGCGCGTTCCGTCAAAAGACGCGCCGAAGGAGGAATGGGACAGGTTCCATTCCAGATTGCCGGAGGCGATGCGTCCGCTGACTTCGGCCGAAAAGGTCGAGTACCGGCGGCCCGACAACCTGCCGGAAAACTTCGCCTATTCGGACGAGCTCGCCAATGCCTCGAAAGCCTGGGCGGTCGAAGCGGGCGCCAGCCCGAAGATCGCGCAGGCCTATCACGACCGCTTTGTGGGCTACATGGCCGAGCAGGCTGCGCAGCAGCAGGCGGCGCTGTCGCGCTCGGTCGAGGCCACGCATGACGAGCTGGTGCGCGACTGGGGGCCGACCGACAGCGATGGCTTTCGCCAGAAGCTCGAGGTCGCCAACCGGGCGATGAAGAAGCTCGGCCTGGTCGACGCCTACAAGCAGAAGGGCATCCTTCTGCCCGATGGCGCGCTGACCGATCCGCAGATCGCCCGCGCCTTCCATGCGATCGGCGAGGCGATGTTCCGCGAAGACACGATCGACGCCGACGGAGCGCCCAGGGGCCAAAACCCCTTCCGCCGCAACGCCGCCGGCGAGCGCAACATCTCGGCCATTTCCGCCCTTGTCAAAGCCGACCCCCAACGCGCCCGGCGGCTCGCCAGGGATGCGGGCGAAAACCCGGATCTCTGGATGCCCAACAACCCGCTCTAGCCGCCGGCCCCATCTCACCAACCTCAAAGGAAAGACCAAATGGCAGACGCCTATACCCGCATCGCGGACGCGATCGTTCCGTCCGTCTATGCCCAGTACTCGTTCGAGGAGCATGTCCAGTCCCTCGAAATTTTTCAGGCCGGCATCCTGTTTTCCGATCCGGCGATTTCCTCGAAACTGTCGATGGGCGGCCGCTCCGTCGACATGCCCGGCTGGAAGGATCTCGGCAACGATCCGTCCGAGCCGGTCAATGACGATCCGGCCGACTCGATCGAGATGAAGAAGATCGGCTCGCGCCGCGAGGTCGCCGCCCGCAATGTGCGGGCCCAGGCCTGGGGCGTTCCGGATCTCACCGCGATCCTGGCCGGTGACGACCCGCAGAAGCTGATCGTGCGCCGCCAGACCGAATACTGGCAGCGCGCCAACAAGCTGACCCTGCTCGGCATCCTCAAGGGCGTGCTGGCCGACAATGTCGCCAATGACGGCGGCGACCTGGTGCGCACCACCGGCGCCTCGATCGTCGACACCGACATCATCGAGGCGGCCTACCTCATGGGTGATCGCGCGGACAAGTTCCGTACCATCTGGATGCATTCCAAGCAGATGAAGGCGCTGAAGCTCGCCGACCTCATCGACTATGTGCCGTCCTCGGAGCAGGGCGGGCCGCTGATCCCCTATTACATGGGGCTGCGCTGCGTGGTCGACGACGACATCCCGCAGGCGGCGGGCGTCTACACGGCCTTCATGTTCAAGGACAAGGCGATCCTGTGGAACGAGCTGCCGGTCAATTCCGAAGGCGGCCCGCTGGAGTTCGACCGCAAGCCGCGCCAGGGCCATGGCGGCGGCGTCACCGAAATGGTCGGCCGTCGGCATTTCGTCGCGCATGTTCCCGGCACGCGCTTCCTCGACGCCTCGACCGTCGGCGAGTTCGCCACCGACGCCGAGCTCGCGCTGGCGGTGAACTGGGACCGCACGGCCTCAAGCGTGAAGAACATGAGCTTCATCGCGCTGAAGACGACCGAGGCGTAACGGCTTACTTGTGAAGGCGGGGCAGAAGTGCCCCGCCTCTTTCTAGGGCAGCGTTCCTTCGCGCCCCCCTCTGTCCTGCCGGACATCTCCCCCACGAGGGGGGAGATGAGATGTCGCGCCGGTTTCGCCAATCGTCAAAGTCGTCGCAGGAAGTGCGCCAGCGGCCACGCTGCCAATCTCCCCCCAGTGGGGGAGATGTCCGGCAGGACAGAGGGGGGCGCCGTAGAGCGCCACTCTTGGCGATTTGCGCGTCCAAGCTTCACCCCCACACGGATCACCGACCCATGGCCATCACCCCGCTCGACATCGCCAACATGGCGCTGGCCGTTCTCGACGAAGCGCCGATCGACAGCCTCGACCAGGACGTCAAGGCGGCGCGCCTGCTCAATCTTCACCTCGACCTCACCCGCGAGGGCGAGCTCGCCAAGCATGCCTGGGTTTTCGCCATCCTCTCGGCGCAGGTTGCGGGCGCCGATACCGGCTCCGGCGATTGCACGCTGAACTATGTCTACGAATTGCCGGCCGACTGCATTCGCCCGCTGCCGCTGACCGCCAATGGCGAGCCCGACGGCCAGCCGATCTCCTGGCGCCAGGAGGCGGGGCTGATCTATTCCGACCAGGCCGGGCCGCTGACCATCCGCTACCTCGCCAATCTCACCGACCCCAACGACTGGGACGCGCTGTTCACCGAAGTGCTGGTCGCGGCGCTGGCGATCAAGATCGCGCATCCGCTGACCCACAAGGCCGGCATGATCGACATCGCGCGCGCCGCCTATGACCGCGCGCTCGACGCCGCCTTCAGCGCCAACGCCATCCAGCGTGGCGGCCGGCTCTATACCGGCGCCTGGGCGGCGCAGCGCGGCGATTTCCGGAGTCTTCGTTAATGACAGCGCTCTATCCGGTTCAGGACGTCTTCACCCGCGGCGAGATTTCGCCCAGGCTCCATTCGCGCGCTTCGCTCGACCTCTATCGCGGGTCACTGGCGAAATGCGAGAACTTCCTCACGCTGCCGCATGGCGGCATCCGCAAGCGGGGCGGCACCTACTTCGTCGGCGAGGTCAAGGCGTCCGCGAAGAAGACCAGGCTCATCCCGTTCATCTTCTCCTCCGAGCAAGCCTACTGCCTGGAATTCGGCGATCAGTATATCCGCGTCTATGCCTATGGCGCGCGCGTCGGCTCGGTGGAGATCGCCTCGCCATACCTCGAGGCGGATCTCTTCGAGCTCGCCTATGTCCAGTCGGCGGACCAGATGTGGATTACCCATCGCAACTACCTGCCCAAGGTGCTGACGCGCGCCGCGCACGCGACGTGGACGCTGGCTGACTTCGAATTCCTCGACGGCCCCTACGATCCGATCAACGACACGGCGACCACGCTGACGCCCTCCGACACCGGACATCTGACGCCGAAGATGACATCGAACACCGCGCCTACGGGGACCGCCTCGAACGGGGGCGGCACGGCCGATGCCTACAGGATGTTCAACCGGTCGCTGATCGAGGACGTGACCGTCGACAGCGGCTCATCCGGCTTTATCCGCTACAGGAACGCCGGCGGCGTCAGGCGTATCGTCGATGCGTACTGGATCGCGACGTCGAACACGATCGATCCCAGCAACAACGCCAACAATGCCGACCAGTTCACCGCCTGGGAGTTGCAGGGCTCCAACGACGGCGTGAACTGGACGACGCTGGACTCAAGGACCGGCGAGATCGGCTGGTCGAACAGCGAGAAGCGCTTCTACGAATTCACCAACAAGTCGGCCTATGAGTATCACCAGCTCTCGTTCACCGGCGGCGGCGGCGCCGACGCCGCTCCAAGCCGGTCGGCCGAGCTTGCCCTGCACATGGCCGCCTCCGACCAGACGCCGTTCGACCTCACCGCATCCGGCACCGCCGGCATCAACGACGGCGCCGGGTTCCAGTCCACGGATGTCGGCCGCGCGATCCGGCTGCTCGGTTCCGACGGCGTCTGGCGCTGGGCCAGGATCACCGACTACGCCAGCGCCACGGTGGTCAAGATCGTGCTCTATGCCCATGCGCTTCCGAACACCAACCCGATCGTGCGCTGGCGGCTCGGCACCTTCGTACCGGGCAGATATGTCGAGAGCAGTTCGCTGTTCGAGGAACGGCTTGCCTTCAGCCGCAGGTTTTCCGTCTATGCCTCGGCCACGGGCGACTTCGACAATTTCACCCTCGGCGAAAAGGACGACGACGCGCTGGAATTCGTCCAGGCCGGCGGCGGGCAGGCAAACGACATCGTCTGGATCGCCGATTCCGACGGCGCGCTGCTGATCGGCACCTCGGGCGGCATCAGGGCGCTGTCCGGTTCCGGCATCGATGAGGCGCTGACGCCGTCCTCCTTCAAGAACCGCCGCTCGCGCACCTTCGGCTGCGCCCGCATCCGCCCCGTCGATGCCGGCCAGTCTTTCCTTTACGTGACGCGCTCGCGCCGGGCGATCGCCGAGCTCACCCAGGTCCAGGCGAACAAGTTCACCTCCGACGACATCGGCCAGGTGTCCGAGCATATCCCCAAGAAGGGCGTGGTCGAGATCGCCTACCAGACCGACCCTGATCCCATCCTTTGGTTCCCGCTCGATGATGGCGAGCTCGGCGGCTACACGCACCAGCCGAGCCAGGACGTGCGCGGCATGCACCGCCACCGGTTCGGCGGCGCCGCCACTGGCCTGGAATGGGCCGCCGTGGAAAGTGCTGTGGTCACGCCCGGCCAGAACGGCGTCGACGATATCTGGCTGGTCGTCAGGCGCACCATCGGCGGCGTCACCAGACGCTACATCGAGGTGATGCAGACGCCCTTCGAATATGGCGCGCTGGAAGACGCCTTCCAGGTCGATTGCGGGCTGAGCTATTCTGGAGCGCCCGTGAACGTCGTCTCCGGCCTCGGCCATCTCAATGGCGAGACGGTCGATGTGCTCGCCGACGGCAAGGTCTTTCGCGGATTGACGGTCGCCTCCGGCCAGGTGGCCCTGCCCGCCGGAGCAACCGCCGCCAAATGGCAGGTCGGGCTTCCGTTCCAGGCCCAGGCCGACACTTTGGAACTGGATGTCGGCGGCCAGGACGGCTCGCTGATCGGCCGCCGCAAGAAGGTGGCGAAGCTGATCCTGTCGTTGCTCGAAACCGACACCACGGGGCTTCAGGTGCAGTCCTTCATGCGCGGCCGCTGGGAAGCCGTGCGTATGCCCTCCATCGTCGCGCCCGACGGCAAGGCGAAACTCTATACCGGCAATGTTGATGTGCCGATCGACGACAGCTGGGAAGGACAGGGCAGGGTGCGCATCCGCCACGTCAACCCGACGCCCTGCACGATCCGGGCATTCACGCCTGTGTTCGACGCGGAGCCGTAGCGCCTACGCTAAAGCCGCCAATCTCCCCCTCGCGGGGGCAAGATTGGCAGCTCCGTCGTCCCAATCATCCCTCCATGGAAGGACCCACAACATGACACCCCATGCCGAAGCTCTCGGCAGGGCGCGGACGGCTGCGGATTTGGCCGCCGTCATCGCCTTGCTCGACACCGATCTCTCGGAAGCCGTCGCCAGCCGCCAGGGCCTGAAGCAAGCGGAAGACCGCGCCATTCTCGGCGATGGCGATCTCGCCGCCGCGCGCGCCGCGCTCGACGACTGCAATGACAGGGTCGCGGTGCTGGAACGAACAATCGCCGCCGTCGGCGACCGCCGCGCCGCTGTCGCGGAAAGCGAAGCCCGCGCGGACATCGAGGCGCTGTCCACGGAGATCGAAGGCAAGGCAGCGCTTCTCGGTTCCCGCTGGCGCGCCGCGTACCGGCTGATCGAGGAACTGCGCGAGGAACTGTTCGAGGCCGACGCGCTGTCGCGCGCCATCGCCGCCGCCAACGGCCTGTTCGACGCCGCCGGGCTGCCGCGCTTGAAAGTAAGCCTCGCCGCCACCCGCCGCGCCGCCATGGCCGGCCCGCGCGCGGCCGCGCCCGCTCGCCTCAGCCGCGCCGGCCTAGCGGCTGACCGGCAGCTCCTATCCCTCATCGGCACCGGCGGCGCGCTCGACCCGCGCCCGGCGCTCCGCGCGCCCGTTGCCGGCGCGACCAAGAAACCCAAGCGAGGCTGAACCATGTGCACATTGGCTCTTCTTGGACTGGCAGGCACGGCCGTGTCGGTCGGCGGCGCCCTGATGCAGGGTGCCCAGCAGCAGCAATTGGCCAATTACCAAGCCAAGGCCTACGAGCAGCAGGCGCAGGCGGATGCGCAAAGCGCCGCCTTCGAGCAGAGACAGGAGCGCCATAAGCAGGACTTGCTCGAAGCCGAGGCGCGCGCCCAGGCGGGCGCTTCCGGAGTCGGCATAGCCGGCTCGCCGACCGAAGTTCTGGCGGCGAACGCCCGGCAGGGTCAGGTCGACCTCGATGCCACTCTGTACAATTCGCAGCTGCGCCAGAACAACCTCAACACCCAGGCCGCCATCTCGCGCTTCCAGGGCAAGCAGGCGATGACGGCCTCGATCTTCAAGGCCGGCAGTGGCCTCATCGATGGTTTGTCGGGCCTCTACGATCCGGCTAGGTCCGTGACCTTTGGCGGGTCGTCGCTCTCGCCTCGGGCGAGCCGGGCCATCATCGGCGGCTACACCGGGCTCTATTGATATGGTTCACATCATTCCGCTTTTTGTCGGCGAGCGCCGGCTCGATACCGGCAATGCGGTGCAATATCCGGACTCCTCGCCGGTCGGCGAAGCGATGCAGCAACTCGGCGACAGGTGGCAGGCCGCCGCCGAGCGCTACGAGCAGCGCAAGGCGCAGCAGCAGGCTTTCGACACCGAGATCGCCGCGCGCCGGCTGAACGGCGAACTCGCCAAGGCCGAGGCCGAGACGGCGGCCAACGCGCCCGCCGACGGCGCCGGCCTGCACGACACCATGTATGGCCAGGTCGATCCGTACACCGGTCAGGTGGTGAAGACCGGCCTGTTCGACACGCTGTTCGGCAATTTCCTGAAGCAGATGCCGCCCGAGCTGCGCCCAGGTCTTGCCAGCCGCAAGGAAGCGCTGCGGGAGGCGGGTTCGGTGCGCTTGGCGCTTCAGCAAAATCAGCGCCGCAAGCAATATGAGCAGGATCAGGTAGCGGAGGTCCACACCGCCGAACTCAACAACATCGCGCAAAGCGACCCGAACGACACCGCTGCCTTCGACGCCTCTCGACAGATCGGCCTCGAACTCCTCGCCAAGATAGATCTCGATCCGCAGATCAGGCAGCAGGCCGAAGCCGACTGGCGCGCCAGCACCGCAAAGGCGCGCATGCAAGCGCTGATCGCGCAGGATCCGCGCCGTGCCGCCGAGATGCTGAGCGCCGGACCGGTGGCCAGCGACGGCATGGGCGAGACGGTGCGGGCGCAGCTTGGTGCGTCGCCAGGGGCCAGGCGGCGGCAAAAGGCGATTGGCGTCGCAACAAGACCCCGGATGAGGTGATAGCTCAGGCTTTCAGGGATGACGTTCCGGAGCAGGAATGGCACATGGTCCGCCGACAGGCCGATGCTGCCAACCTTGCGCTGAAGATCAAGATCGGCGCTGCCATAGGTCGCGCCGAAGCAGAGGCGCCTGACGAGATCGAACGTACAGGCAGCTACTCCGGCCAGATACCGGGCGAGGATGCCTACAAGATCGTCTACGGCCCGGACGAGGGACCAAAGCGCCGGCAAGGTCTCGATTGGCAGATCGATGTCCGCAAGAATATGTTCGACATGCGGACTATGTCGAACCAGGCTATCAATGCCGCCCTCAACGATGCCGCTTCGGAGACCGGCGGATCACAGAAAAGCAATCCGCAGCGCTTGTCGACCGCCGTTGCGGCAATGCGGGTCCTCACCAGAAGGCGAACCGATGCCTGGGGCGCCGCCGCGGATGCGGTTCCAGCCATCGCTGCGGCTTGGAAGGCTGCCATTGGCGGCGGCCTCGAGGACCCCAACGGCTACAACAAGGAAGCTTACGACAAAGCGATAGCGATGGCTCTCGCCGCGCAGGAAAGACTGGGCATCGAGAACCCCCAGCTTGTGCCGCAGGACGTCATTCAGGAACTCGCAGGCAGTCAGAACAGCCGCAGCCTGTATCAGCAGGAGAAGAACGCCAAGACAACCGCGCTGCTTGCCGGAACGCTAGGGCCTGCCCGGGCTGCCGTGGGCAGGCAGTTGGCCGCGGCCGGCCTGGGTTGGATCATGCCGGTAGCGTCTGGCTATCAACGGCCGTCGACGGGTTCAATATTTGCATCGGAAGCCAAAGCGCTCGGCAAGGTAGTTGCAAATGCAGGGATAGCAGCCAGCAACGCAAAAGATTGGGCTGCCTACCGCATGTCTGGAGGAGCGGTCAGTCCTCCGGAATACAAGGATTACTACAGGCCAGCGAACGCTGTTGAAGACCTGATGATGCAACAGGGATCTGATGCAGCTGCCTGGGGCTTGGGTGAGGGTGCTCCGAAAGCAATAGCGCGTGCGACCGAGTTGGTTGGCCCCAGGGCGACAGCGCAAGCAGAACGATCCATTGCCGGCAAATCCTTCGCAAGTTCGGAGGTGGCGGATAACCCGACTTCGCAAGCCGCTTCCCGCCCGGTTGCTGCCGAGAAGGCTGGGGAAGTGCGCCCCGCCGCTGGAGAGGGCACAGCCACAGCTTCGCCGCCGAAGCGAAAGCCGGATTTCTTCCGGCAACCAACTTCGTCACTTGATGATCTCTATGCCGTGGCACCCAAATGGCAGGCAGATCTTGAGGGAGCGGGTCAGCAAATCGCAGATCAGGTCGGCGCGAAATTCGTGACGAACGGCGCGAAGCAGAGAGAGACGGCATACGAAAAGATTGGCCGTAATGAATACAAAGATGCGTCCAGGCTGATCGACATTGTCAGGATCAGCTTCGTGGTCAAAAACCCGGCGCAAGCCGACGAGATCGCGGCCTTGCTTGCGCAGCGCTACAAAGTTCGTGACGGAAAGTGGCATGGCAAAATGGATAGCGCCTACTTTGATCGGAAGGTGACGGTGCGCTTCGATGACGGTACTTTGGGCGAGGTGCAGATGTTGGAGCCCAATATGTATAAGGCAAAGGCCGAGCTTGGAGGTCAGGCAAAATATACGCGCAGACGAAACCTGTATGAAGAAGATCCTGAATACCTTGATCTTTTGTCGCAGGAAGCCGCTCTTTACTCCGACGCACGTCGTAATGCCGATTCAATTTGGGCCGAGGTGCTGGCGAATTTGAAGGGTGGTGCCGCGTCGCCGAAATCTCAATAGACTAGTCCCAAATCCCGCTCGTCGAGCAGCTAACTTAGGGCACTAGGCCTTATCAGGGGCCTGCCACATATGCGAGTAGTCTATGCTACATGACAAGCTGAAGGAGTGAAGTGTGAGACAAGAATCAGACAATCGTCCGCCAGGTTTCGTTGATTGGGACAACCGGCCTGCCATTATTGGCAAAGGAGGTGCGTACGCTATGCTGGAGCCCAATTCTCCCTGGGTTCGCGTCAGTGCCGCAAGTGTCGGAAGTGATGGCGACCTGCTCGACGAAGAGGAGTGGCGCCAGCGCTTTGAAGAGGAGTTTGGCAAACTCGACCCGCCCTTGGAACTGGCCAGCACGCGGTCAAATGTTCCGTGGCATTGGCGAGACAGCAAGAAGTGAGGGCGCTGGGAGACAATCGACCACCAAACTTCGTCGATTGGGAGAACCGCCCTGCTATAATTGGTGTGGGAGGCGCCTATGCGATGCTTGAGCCGAACTCCGATCCGGGTCAGTGCCGTGGACGTTGCAAACAACGCCAATGTGCTAGATGAGCAGGAATGGCGTCACCAGTTCAAGGAGGAGTTTGGCGACCTCAAGCCGCCACTGGAGCTTGCCAACACACGATCCAATGTCCTGTGGCACTGGCGAGATGGCAAGAAATGAGAAAATTGTGGTGACACTGCACCATTTTCCCCACCGTCGTTTCGTCGTGGGCCGGCGCATGCGGCTGCGGTGGCTTCGCTCGCGTCCGAATCGAGACTGACCGCCCTCAGCCCGCGCACTGACCCCAAAACCTTCCAAGCCTCGCTTTCGCGGGGCTTTTTTTATGGAGCAGCCTTATGGCCCGACCTGCAACTGCCGCCGTTCGCCTGTTGACCGGCGAGCGCGAACCCGTGCGCCTGGCGACGACCGCGAACATCACCCTTTACGGCCTCCAGACCATCGACAGCGTGCTGACGCAAGTCGGCGACCGCGTGCTGGTCAAGGACCAGGCCGACCAGACCCAGAACGGCATCTACACCGCGAGCGAGGGCCAGTGGTTTCGCGCCGCCGACGCCCGCACTGCGCGCACCCTGCAAAAGGGCACGACCGTGCATGTGCAGGAGGGGGCCGTCTCGGCCGATCGCGTCTATGCGTTCGAGACGCTGGATCCGGAGATCGGCGCCGACCCGATCACGCTCAGCTTCTATCTCTCGCAGGACACGCTCGGCGATGCCGTGAATGCCGCCAATGCCGCGGCCGCGAGCGCGGCGGCCGCGGTGACCTCCAAGAACGCCGCCGCGACCAGCGCCACCAACGCGGCGGGTTCGGCGACAGCAGCGGCCGGCTCCGCCACCGCCGCGTCCACTTCCGCCGCCAATGCCGCGACCAGCGCCACCAATGCCGGCAATTCGGCGACGGCAGCGGCCGGTTCCGCTTCCACGGCAGCCGGTTCGGCAACCAGCGCCGGCGGCTCGGCAAGCGCTGCCGCCGGCTCGGCTTCCGCCGCCTCGAGCTCGGCCACCGCCGCCTCCGGCTCAGCCACCAGCGCCGCGACCTCGGCCACCAACGCGGCGGCAAGCGCCGTCGCTGCCGCCAATGCCGTGGCAGCGCTTGGCTACACTTTTTCCACCGGCACCGCCGATGCCGACCCCGGCAACGGCACGCTGCGGCTGAACAATGCCAGCGCCGCCTCCGCCACCGCGGCTTATATCGACAACCTCGATTCCAGCGGCGCCACGGTGAGCGGCATCCTGGATACGTTCGACGACAGCACCAACACCATCAAGGGCCAGCTCACGCTGCGCTCCAAGGCGTCAGCCGCAATCGCCTATGTCTACAACGTCACCGGCTCGGTGGTGGACGGAACGGGCTATCGAAAACTGACGCTGGCCTATGTCAGCGGCGCAGGCACCTTGCCGACCACAGCTGACGGCATCTGGCTGATCTTCACCCACGCCGGCGACAAGGGCGCGGATGGCGCCGGCGCGGGCGACTTCACCGGCCCGGCCTCATCGGCGACCGACAACATCGTGACCTTCGCCGGTACCACGGGCAAGGCCGGCAAGGACAGCGGCGTGGCCGTGGGGAGCTTGGTCGCCGGGCCAGCCTCGGCCGCGACCGACAATATCGCCACGTTCAACGGCACGACCGGGAAGCTGGTGAAGGATAGTGGCGTGGCGGTGGGGAGCTTGGCACCGAAAGCGAGCCCAGCTTTCATCGGCACGCCGACTGCGCCTACGGCGGCCGCAGGGACCAATTCAACCCAGATCGCGACGACCGCCTACGTGGACACCACTTTCGCACCTAAGGCCAATCCGACCTTTACCGGAATGCCGGCTGCACCGACTGCGGCACCAGGCACCAACACTACGCAGATCGCCACCACCGGATTCGTGAAGGCATCGATCGACGTGGTGCTAGGCGGTGTTTCAGCGGCGTTTGATACGCTGTCGGAAATTGCGGCGGCGATGCTGCTGAAGGCGGCTGATAATTTGGGCGTGACTGCGGGATTTACCACAGTCGCTGTCGACGACGGTACGAAGTCGAGTGGTACCTACACGCCAGCGCCGACCGGTGGGAATTATCGAAAGATCACGAATAACGGGGCATTCACGCTTGCTGCACCGACGACTGCCAATAGCTACAACATAGAGATCGACATCACGAACGGCGCGTCGGCCGGGGCAATCACCTTCTCAGGTTTGGCGGCTAACTTCCCTAAGGGCGACTCGCTTACGACGGTGAGTGGCCACAAGTTCAAATTGCATATCAGCAAGACCGATGCTGGCGTGACAGCTTTCATCGAGGCCCTCCAATGAGCATCGCCACCACCATCGGCAATAAGCTCAGGCTACATATCAGCAAGAACGATACCGACGTCACTGCCTAAATGAAGGTGCCGTAATGATCTACAGCATGCCGGAATATCACCCGCGCATCGGACCGATTGAAAGCTTGATCGGATCCATTTCGCGAAAAGGGCTGTCGAACGGGCTGAAACTCTGTCTCGATATCGGCGATTCTGTTTCTTACCCGTTCGGGTCCGGTCAAACGTGGTTCGATCGCAGCGGCAACGCCGTTGATTTCTTCCGTGGCGCATCCAGCTCTGTGCAGACCAGCGATCCGACCCCGAACGGCTCGGCGGGTGACTTCTCGAAAAACACATATTGGAGCTTCGACGGTGGAGACTATTTCCAGGCCAACACCGCCGCTTCGGGCTATTCGGCGGCTCTCGCTGGGTGGATCAGCAACATCCACAAGGACGGGGCCAAGTTCACGTTCTTCGCTTGGTTTTACCCGGCGGTGACCGGCACCTTTTGTATGTTGGGCACCTCGGGGGCGCAGGCGGCGGCAGACCGTGGCTTTCAATGGTGGTCATTCACCGGCAACAACAATATGGGATTTGCCCTCAAACATGGCTTTGGTGGCGTCGGCGATGCCAATCAATTCACGATAGGCGCGTGGAATTGTGTGGCCTTAAGCATTGACGAGGCACTCGGCACCAATAACGCAACCTTTTTCTCTAATGGTGCATTCAGCATTCAGAATTGCGATTACGTTGGCTCCGACACTGGCAACGCAACGAACACCATTATGGTGGGCGGTACCGGCAACACGGGCGATCTTCGCGGCCTAACGAACGGTTCGCGTCTTTCACAAATCGCAGTCTGGGAGGGTGTCGCGCTGACGCAAGCGCAAATTGGGGTACTCTACGACGCGACAAAGACCCGCTTTAAGTAGGCGGTGTTCAAGCCTGGGGTACGAGGTGCACTATAGTGAACCCTTTCGTCTTTAAATAGGCAAGTAGGGTAGGCAGAATAGTGACTGTGCGTGCATGTATATCATGCAAAAGAACAACGCCCGAGCCGCGTCGAAGTATCCGTCTTATGGCTTGGCGGTAAAGCAGTTGCGGCGACAGGAACTCTTTGCTGTCGCCGATATTGATATCGGCATCGAGCACCACGATTTTTCGCCCGCTGAGTTCATTGCGCAGCAACGGCGTGCTGAGCAGGAAGGGGAAGCGGAAAAAGGGCGCGGCCCGAAATCGCTGCTGTTGCAGCGCCGCTGCCACATTTTCCCTGCCTGCGTCGATTTCTTTCCTCGCGCTTTTAGGGTCGAGTTCTTTCAAATTGAGATGGGTGTTGGTGTGGCTTCCGATTGTGTGTCCTCTTTCTGCGACCATTCGCACAAGGGCAGGATACGCCATGGCTTGCGCGCCAATCATCAAGAATGTTGCCTTGACGCCAGCGTCGTCCAGCGCGCGCAGAACGGCTTCGGTATGTTCTGGGATCGGCCCATCATCGAAGGTCAGTACTAACTCCCGATGTCTCAACCTAATGTCAGCAATACTACCGACCTCGATCGTGCGGCCGCCCAAAGCTTGTGCCGGTTTTGGCGGCATGACGACGTCCCAAAGCTGCCAGCAGCACCGATACGCGATGGAGAGCATAACAGTCTCCCGGTCATTGGACATAGATAGACTGAGGAAAGCGGCTATCCGGTCTTTTGGTCGACCACAAGGGCTCGTTTAGTCAGCAGCAGTAGGTCAGGCATCCTCAAACCTGTCGGGCTATAATCGCGGAGAATGTCCAATTTTCAAGCGGCCTGGACGTCAACCGATCGCTCAAATTCCCAAGAGACGTCCCACGGAGTGCAATTTCCAGCGGGCACCTGCACTCGTCCTGAAGTCAGAAGAATGTCTGTCTAGGTAGAGCACCAAATCCGCGCCGGCAAATTTTTCCTCCACAACAGACCAACTCCAATGAGGCCCCCATGGACCGCAATTTCGCGCGCGCCCTTTCGCTCGTCTTGAAGTCGGAAGGAGGCTGGTCGGACAACCACGCCGATCCCGGCGGCGCCACCATGAAAGGTGTCACGCTTGCCACCTTCCGCCGCTATGTCAAAGGCGATGCCAGCAAGGCCGAGCTTCGCGCCATCACCGATGCCCAGGTAGCCACGGTTTATCGGCGTTTCTATTGGGATGCCGTGGCCGGCGCGGAGCTTCCCGATGGCATCGATTATGCCGTCTTCGACTTTGCCGTGAACAGCGGGCCGGGCAGGGCGGCGAAATATCTGCAGGCGGTGCTCGGCGTCACGCAGGATGGCCGTATCGGTCCGGAGACGCTTGCGGCCGCGAGGGCAAAGCCGGCCGGCGTCATCATCGATGCGCTCTGCGACGCGCGGCTTGCCTTCTTGGAAAAGCTGCTGACCTGGCCGAATTTCGGCCGGGGCTGGAGCGCGCGCGTCGCCGCGGTGCGCAGGCAGGCGCTGCTGATGTCGGCCGCGCCGCAGCAGACGACGGCAGCCGGGCCGCCGGTGCAAGCTGCCGCCGATGGCGCAGCGCCCGCGGCATCGCCGGTCGGCGGATCGCCCGCCACGGCGCAGGCGCCCGCCGCACAGCCAGGATCCACGCGCGCCGGGGCAGCCGGCATCCTCGCTTTGATCGCCCTGGCGCTCGGCTCGCTCACCGCTTGGGCCACTTATCTTCCCTGCAATCTCTTCGGAGTGCTCTGCCAATGATTGCCGTCATTATCCGCATCGCGCTGCGCTATCTCGCCGCCGCCCTTGTCGCCCGCGGCTTGTTCGGCGCGGACGACGCATCCGCATTCTCATCCGACCCGGACATCCAAATGGCGATCGAGGCGGGCATCGGCTTCGCCATCGCTGGCGCAACGGAGTGGTGGCACTGCCTCGCCCGCAAATTCGGCTGGGAGCACTGACCATGGAAAACCTCAAAGCCGTTCTCACTGAGCTCATCGAGAGCGCCAGGCCATATGTGATCGTCGGCGTCTCCTGCTTCGTTGCCGGCCTTCTCATCGGAGCGCTGCTATGAGCGCGCTGCTTGCCTGGCTTCTCACCAATCCCACGGTGCTGGCGATCGGCGCCGGTCTCGTCGGCGCGCTCGGCTGGGGCTTTCACCAGCGCCTCGCCGGCGCACGGGCCGAACGAAACAAACAGGCCGAGGCAGAGACCGCGGCCCGCAATGTCGCCGACCAGGTCGACAACGACATTGGCGCCTTGCCGGCGGAAGCGCTCAGGAAGGAGCTGAAATCATGGGCAAGGGATTGATCGTCGCGGTGGCCGTCGCCGCGATTGCCGGCTGCACGACGGCCAAGGGCGGCTTTTGCGCGGTTGCCTCTCCCATGCGCCTTTCCGCCCAGACCGTCGAGGCGCTGTCGGACCGGGAGGCAAGGGCGCTGCTCGCGCACAACCGCAAGGGTGAAAAACTCTGCGGCTGGAGGCCATGATGCACGATATCTTCGATCTTCTGGGCATCAAGGGCCAGGTCGTGGCGGCGGGGCTTGCCGGCGGTGTGCTGCGGGCGCTGTCGCGCCATCGCTACAAGCTGCGCGAGATGATTGCCTCGCCCATCTGCGGCGCGTTGGCCGCCGCCTACCTGACATTGCCTGCCGTCGCCTGGGTTCAGGCAAGCGGTCTGCCGATCCCGGATGCCGCCGACGACACCACTACGCTTGCCGCCGCCTTCCTGATCGGCGTGTCGGCGATGTGGATTTCGGACATCGTGTTCGAGGTGGTGATCCGAAGGTTCAAATCGAAATCCGACGAGTGATCGAGGCGGAGTCGCGGTGGGCAGGTTTTTGAAATACTGATACAGGCGCAACGGCATTTTTCCCGAGAACTTCGTGAACCATTTCATGTTCACAAGCGACATATCGCTGCAAATGGACATTCATTGGACGGAGAACCTCAGATGACCAAAGTGCTTCGTAATACTCTTTTTGCCTTTATTGCCGCCGCTGCATTCGCCGGTTCGGCAATGGCCGAACAGCAAGGATGCGCCAACACTTCGTCGAACAAGCTTTGGAGCGGTCGCTGCTGCGGCCTCGGCGACGGGTCCTGCCTTGGCGGCGGCCACGATCACGACCACGGTGGCCGGGGCCGGCAGCGCTGATCACCGCAATTTCGAACACCCGCCGCGCACTTGTCGGCGGGTGTTCGCCTTCGGTGACCGACTAATCACGGTGCAATACGCCAAGCCTTGGCGCACGGCCACTCGAGCCGCTGGAAGTAGCCAGCCACAACGCCTATCTATGGAGCAATCCAAAGGAGGTATGACATGGCTTCATCCAGCGAACGCGCAGTCCTTGCCGGGGGCTGCTTCTGGGGCATGCAGGATTTGATCCGGCGCTTGCCCGGCGTGATCTCAACGCGAGTGGGCTACAGCGGCGGCGATGTCCCCAACGCCACCTACCGCAACCACGGCACCCACGCCGAGGCGATCGAGATCATCTTCGACCCGGCCAGGACTGATTTCCGCGCGCTGCTCGAATTCTTCTTCCAGATCCATGATCCGACGACGAAGAATCGCCAGGGCAACGATATCGGCATGAGTTATCGCTCGGCCATTTACTACACCAGCGAAGACCAGAAACGGATCGCCGAGGATACGATCGCCGACGTCGATGCGTCCGGCCTGTGGCCCGGCAAGGTCGTCACCGAACTCGCCCCGGTGGGCCCGTTCTGGGAAGCCGAGCCCGAGCACCAGGATTACCTCGAGCGCTATCCGAACGGCTACACCTGCCATTTCCCGCGGCCGGGGTGGAAACTTCCGGTCCGCCAGAAGGCCGCCGCATCATAA